CAGCATTTTATTTATTTCCTTATTCTCCGTCACTATCATCCTCTTTCTTTTTCAATGAATAACCACCTGTTGGTAGTTCTTCCCATAGTATTGTATCACCTGTATCCCAACCAACTTGATCTATGCAACCTGGCGGGAACTCTATGAACAGTTCTTTTGTTTTACCGTTCTCTTGAACTTCAACTATCCATTCGTTTTGTGACATTTGTTTATACTTCATAAAATATCAACACCTTCATCTGTAGTGTAAATCACTTTCTTAATACCAAAGTCAGCGATACACCGTTCACACCCTTCGCAGGGCTTTGACATACCATTTATGTATTCATGCGATCTATTCTTTTTCACACGAGCAACATAAAGAGTTGCTCTTCCTAAATCTTCAACCGAAACGGTTCTTAGTGCATCTTTGATTGCACTGGTTTCTGCATGAAGATAAATTGCATCTTCGTTTCGTCCATACTTGGTTTGAAATGGATGTGTTTTATACTTATTCACGCCAAAACCAACCACTTTGTTTTTGATAACCACAGCGGCAGCGTGTTGTGAACGGTCAACTGGATCAGTTTCTTTCGCCTGTTCAGTTACCATATCAATAAATTTCATCTGCCGCTGTGTTACCATTTTAATTAAACCTACGAGGTTTAGGACGATAGTGTCCACGATTAGCAGCATCTGCCAATCGCTTCGTAAGTTCAGCATCTCGCTTTTGCAATTCTGCGAGATCGAACTCTAGAACTTTCATACGAGCATTAGTTTCACTCAACTTAGCACGATAGAAGTCTCGTTCCCTAATCAGTTCTTCCTGTGTCATCAGAAAGTCTCCTTAATCAGTTTGAGAAGTTGAACCTTGCATTTCTCTTTATCATAGTTGAGAAATGCCCCATATTTGACAATTAACCGTCTATTGTCAGGCCATACTAGATCATCTTTTAATTCCTTATCCCATCGTTTCACATAGTTCAGTAATCCTTGTAGAATTACCATCGTTTCCAAACTAACTCGTTTTGCGAGGAAGTTCTTTAATAATACAGGATGTTGTCCCTTTTGTAAAGAGAAAATTTCATCAAAATCGGCAACTTGTAAAAAAACTGTAGACATATCTTTAATGAAATTATAAGTGAGTGATTGACGGTATTTAATCCAGTTGTTGTAGTTGGTTTCGTTGAAGTCACCTAACCATCCTTTAGGACTCTGCACAAAATTACTAATTAAGTAATCTTCTGTAGACTCTCCATATTTTCTTGCAACACGAGCAAAAAAATATCTATCTTTCCTTTTTAAAAATGACGCTTTAGAGGCAGAAGTTTTGCCACCATATCTGGTATAATCATAATCACTTGTAAAGTGAAGTTTGAGACCAAGATACTTTTGATAGGCTTCCCACGCTTCCATTGGAAACTCCTTAGATTGGTAGGGTTGCTACTCTGGGCAAGAAGTTGAGTTCTCTTGCATCTGCTTCTAGTTTTTCTTTGAGTGGTTTTGAAATGAGGGGAGCAATCGCATCAGGCTCCATCTGATGTTTTTCACAATACTCTAGAATTGCATCCATATATGTAACTCCTCCACTTGCATCACCAACCATCTTTTCAATTATCACTGCAAATTTCTTCGGTGTCATTACTGCCAATTCTTCTAGATTCATAATATTCCTTTCAGTTAAAGTGATAGGGGGCAGGGCGCCCCACCCCCTATCTTTATAAAGCAGAGCACTCAAATAAACGAGTGTTGCAATTTAGTCTTTTTTGGTGACAAACTTATAAAGTTCTTCTGCCTTTTCCATGATTTCTTGAGGTTGATACATCTTAGGTGTATACTTCTCAAAAACTTCTTGAAGGTCTTTTTGTTGACTTCTTGCTTGTTCTAGCATTTCAAACATTTGAGTTTGTGCTGTGTCATACTGACGATCAAGCAAGTCTTTGGCCATTGCCAATGTGTCGAACCGTAGTTCAAATGGGTTTTTACTATTAGACATAACTATTCTCCTTTGTGTGTTGTGTCGTGTGTGTTGTGGACTAACCGTTGATCCACACGAGTGTATTAAGGCACTACCCTTCAAATCTGTTTCTGAATAAGATATCCAGAATCTTTTGTTTCTTCCATTCTTCTAGTGCTTTTCTGTAACACCATGTTTGGTATAAAGTCATAACACTTCTCCTAATTAAAGTTAAAGTGCGTTCCTTCGCATTATGCTACTTCCGTCCCAAAAGGATGAACGAGTGGTGGGTTATTCTGTTGCCAAGTCAACCCACCGAAACTCCGTCACCTAAAACTAGGCTGCAAGTGCAAAAGTATTATCGTTTGCAGTTACTTTTTTTGGTCGATTACGAAACCATCCGACAGTTCTACTCGCCTCTATCCTTGCCAGTCGATCCTATTTCGCCCCCATCATAAGCACACTAAAGTCCAAGATATTTAATTCTTTTCTTTTCTTGTTTTTCAACAAAATTCCGATACCACTTAAATTTTAAAAAGAACTTTTCTATCATAGAGCTCTCAGTGTGTTTATGGTGGAGGCGGGCGGTATCGCACCGCCGTCCTGTTCAAGTGTTGAATTGTATCAACAAACTGTATTCTATTTATACCACAGAGGGTTAAAATTGTCAAGTAGTAATTCCAACATCTGCAATATTAAATTCACCTTTTCCGGCACCTAATATACAGGCCTGTTCATCATCTGGTATTTCAATGAGTGTCCAATTCTTTTCTTTTGGATTCATTGTAATAACAAATTTAGTGTGAAGTGTGGCCCCTACATCGGGTCTACTAGTCTTACCTTCAAAGAAAATATATGGTTGTTCTCCATAACTGTTTACTAAGTTTAAAACTTCCTCAACTGTTCCACATTGTATGGGTTTTTGTGCCCATTGTGGTGCTGCGATTGCATTATGCAGTGGCACTACTGATAACAGTAGAATCACCGCCAGTTTGCGTATCATTTTCTTTCTCCCATTCGGAGACAAACTGTTCAATGGTTTCTACAAGGAGAGGCAAATATTCGTGCTTCTTTTTCACAAACTCTTGAATCTGTCCATCTTCTGTTACAACCAGAATAACAATCTGTTCGATTGGAGTTCCAGTTCGTTCTTCAAACATCTCTGCATAAGCAGACGCCTGAATGTAGTATGACTCATTGTATTCATCATTCCTTGTAGAACGTGAAGTCTTAAAGTCAATAATAGATGGAACGCCTTCGTATTCTGCAATGCAGTCTACACGGCCCGCCACTTTATATTTATCACTCCACAACCCGCATTCTTGAGCGTAGATGTTATTTACTTTTTCTTCTAGAACTGGTTTTAGTTGTTGAAACAAACACCAAGGCAAGAACTCACGATTGTCCTTTACTACTTCTTGGTTGTTTAGAAAATCCTCACACATCTGGTGAACCTTAGTTCCACGAGTTGCAGCTGTGCGAGAGATATAGTTTGCAACATCATTACCAACACGTTTACGCCATTCTGCCAGTCCTTCTCGACTGCGAACAGATAGAACTGTTGTAATTGATGGGAACAAATTTCCGTCTGGAGCAACATAAAATCTTTTACTGTTGACGGTCTTAGTTTTTACTTCTGGGATATCAACCCCGATATGATTAAACATAGTTTTCACCTCACATTTTTAACATATTATATACAATTTACTAGGTTAAGTCAATAGATTTATTAACCTTGCCCACGATATTTTTTCCATGAACGCTTTTTATCTTTGTTCATAGATGCCTTCTTCACATTACCTCTACCAATAGAAGTTCCTTTTGGCATTGGTTCATGTGCAGCAACGGCAGACTTAAATATTTTAGCCATTATTATCTAACCCCAATTTGATTTTACTAATTAAATATTCTTTCACCATACCAGAACGAACAATATCACCAATTGTAAATTCAATATTTGAAAAAGAATCCATCCCTCTTAGAATACTCATAAAATGTTTGAGTCCATCCTTGTCTGAAGTTCTCTGCAAATCAGATTGAAAGAAATCACCACAAAACATAATCTTTGAATCCATACCCACACGAGTAATGATTGTATCTAGTTCATGGAATGTTAAGTTCTGACATTCATCTACAATAATGATTGCGTTATCTAATGTGATACCACGCAAAAATGAAGTTGTAAGAAACATCAACGAACCTTGGTTTTTCAGTCTGTCATAGAGAATGCTGAACGCCTGTTCATTTGGTTGTTCAAACATGAACTTAACCATATTCTGATATGGGACTTGAAATAGTGCTGTCTTATCTTCTTCATCACCTGGCAAGAAACCAATCTCACGAGTTGGAACTGCACTACGAACAATATAAACTGTATCATATTTTGTTTCGTTTCTCAAAACTTCTTGCAGTGCAAGATAGAGAGTCACAAATGTTTTACCAGTTCCAGCAGCACCATAGAGGAAAAGATTTTTTCCTAACTTATAATCTTGAAATGCCTTTTTCTGATTGTCGGTAACAGGACTTACTGATACCATGTTATCAATACGAATATCTTTTGCTTTTCCCATATTATTCTATCACCTTATGTTTCTTCAAGACTTCTCTAGTCTTGATTTCTTTAATTGACTTTTTACCATACCTATCTGCAAGTGGACTATTTGGATGTGCTTCTGCTGCCTTTGCAAAGACTTCCTTCATACCATCAGATACTTTGGGCCCACTACCACTAACACCACTTACAATTGCCGGTGCAGTAATCTTTCTGGTTAGGTTTGGGTTTTC